CTTTTCCAAGTTCTTTAGCTGCATATTTAGCTGCGTCCATAACTTCTTGGCCTTTATCTGCCCACGCTTCTTTCATTGGGTCAAATAATTCACCAAGTATCTTTTTAAGACGATTAGCAGCATCTGCCGCTGAATCAAAGACTGAACTAGACGGTGTAAATGGTGTATCATCTTCTGCATCATCAGAATCCGTACTCTCAGTTGGGATACTGTCTGGTGAAGAAACAGTCGGTTGAGATGTGTAACTCTCTTTGGATTGGCTTTCAGGCTTGCTGATATCATTAGACTGATTTTTATCCAAAACGTTAAGCTCATCAAACCCCATGAGTGATTCAGTTAATTCTTCAGCCGCTTTCTTTTGTTTCTCATATGATTCAGTAGCAGCCTTGTTTGATGCAGCGATTTGAGCATTTTCTTTTTGTACTTCAGTTCTTGCTTTACGATTTGATTCTTCAATTTCCTCATTTTGATGTTTTACAGCTAATGAATTTTGACGATTTTCTTCTCTAATCTGTTCATTAGCCTTTTTTATCGCCTTTGATGCCGCTGATGAAGACGAACTTGTATCGTTTAAAGCACTAACCTGCTCCTTTAAGCTTTTAGCGCCACTTTTTGCAGCACTAAAGCTCATACCGGTTAAAGCTGATGTAAATTGGGCTAGCCAAGAAGTAGCTTTTTCAAGTGACGACATTAACGCATTAACAGCTGGCAATACATAGCTGTAAATTGGGTAAAATGCCGTTAGCAAGTTATCCTTAATCGTTTCAAGACTAGCAGCAAACTTCTTATTAACTTCAAACGCTTGTGCCGTCCCAGTTGCTAAGCTACTAATTCCATTCCACAATAAGCCATAGACAATCAGCATAGATGGCAAGAACATTAACTGCTGGCGTATGCTACTCAAAACACCATAACATTCTCTGCCGGAGCGACTGGCCTTTGTCATTGAAGACTCACTTTCGCGGCCAAACATATTCATGCTGCTTGTAGCTTTTTTAACTGCATTGCTGATATTGCGAATTGGCCCAACGGATTTCATAAAGCCGCCTAGATACTGTACTGACTTCTTTGATGCACTAGCCAGCATATCCATTTTTGCGCTTAGACCACCCATAAAACTTCCCATGTGTTCAAAGGAAGAAGATGCAGATGTTGTGAGTTTATTTGTTTCTTCCAAACTCGTATCAATCTGGCTGAGTGCTGTCTTTAACGGTTTAACTCTATCCTGAACATATGAGTAAGATTGGCCTAATTTATCGTTAGAACTAATCAGCTTATTCATTTTTTCACGTGTCGACATAATAGACTTTTCAAGAGAAGTCATTTTACTTTGTAATTTGCTATTGCCACCACTAACCTTTGAAGCAGCAGTAACATCTGAGTAGGCTTCTTGCAGTCTCTTTAATTGAACACGTAAAGTTTCAATTTTAACCTCATTCTGATCCATAGCTTTTGCGATTCTATGTAAAGAATCTGGCACTGAATCGTATTCTCTCTGCAACTGTTGTGCTAATGCTTTAGCTTGATTTTGGTATCTAATCATTTGAGACTGTGCCGAAGCAATTTGGCTATCAAATTTTGTTCCTTGTACACCGCTTTGTTGAGCGTTGCTTAAAGAATTTTTTTGATTAACCATGCTGCGAATTTTTTCCATTGCAGCTTTAGCTTGTGACATCTTCGCATTTATTTCTGAAACCATAGCGTCTAAATCTCTGTTCATTTGTTGCTTTGGTTCAGAAAATATATTGCTAGCACTATCACGCACCTGACTGGCGCCATTTCTAGCAGCTTCTGCCATTGTATTAAATGATGATTTAAAGTTTTCATTTAACTTGTTAAGTTGAGCTTCCATTCTATTAAAGTTTTCCGAAAGATCGGAATATTGTTTAACAGAATTAAATATCGAGTTTACTTGCTCCATTGATTCACGGAGCCCAGACGTATCAACGTTAAATTTAACTTCAAGTGTCTCTAAATCCATGCTAAAGCCCCCTTTCTTTTTGTGTATTTTTTTGTGGGAAAGCACTATTCCCACTCCTTTATTATACCAAACATGTGTTCTTTTTTCCATGTGGTATTACTGATATAACAGCATTTTAGGCGAAAAAATAAGCCATCATTTATGGTAGGCTTAAAATTAGAACAATTTATTTTTTATTACTAGAAACCTTATTTATTATCAGTAGTTTCAATGCTTTTAAGGCTTTTTAAACAATTGGAGCCATTTGCAATGGTAATAAAATTGTCCACTTTTGGGCAACAGCTAATACCGTTTATTTGCTTTGCCACACTTTTCCACAATTCCGGCATTGATATTTGCGAGATCCATTTGAACGTGTTCCTCCAGTTAACATGGTTGATACACCAAATGTAGAAACTGCAGCAGTAGTTTTCAACACTGAATGTTTCTTAATTTTCTTTTCATGATGATTAAAAACTGTTAGAGGATGTAAAGGGTTAATATTAACAGAAGATGTACGTTTTATCTTTTTAATATTTGCATTGTCTTCCAAAAGTTGAATATTGGCCGATTTACAATGTGGACAAACTAATGCACCAAAAGGCTTATGAGTATGTTTTTCTTTCTGTTTAACCTCTACATTAATATTGATAGGCACCCCACCAACTGTTTTTGTATTATCTGGCAATTTATGAACAAATTCTTCAGCATCTTTATGCTTAGCATTTTCTTTGTCTCTTTTATCAGCACGTTCTTTGAATTGTGGCTGTGTGCCTTGAAATAGCCAAACGCCTATAAACACAATAACTCCTATATGCCACCAATGAAGAAACAAAATGTTAATTATCCCAACAACAATGCCAATCATTAAGCCACTAGCGAAGCCACCAGCAGGATCACCCTTCCAAAATTTCGGCTCCTTTTCAACTTCAGATTTAAAGTTTTTCATTTTTAAGCCCCCATAGTTTTAATACTTTCTTAATATATTATATGTTATCACAAAACCTAAAAGATAGGATATAAAACTATTAATTATGGTTGAATATCATTTGCGTTATTTCCTAGAAAAGATTTAGTGTGTCAGCTTTTAATACGCTAGTGTTAGCAATTAGTTTTGCTACTTTAGTTGCTGAAGTATTGAAATTTAGTCAAAAAAAATAACCGCCCAACTTTGACGAGTTACGGTTATTAATTTAATCTAGCTAGTTACCGTTTTAAATGGTCTGTATGGGCTGATTCTGCCTTTGCTCTAATACATAAAACAGATAAGCTCAATCAATATTGTCATAATTGATTTTGAACATTTTATATATCAGCTATACCAATTCTAGTTTACATAATACATCTTAAATAAAGTAGTTTTCGTGCATTAGCTGCATACTTACAGCCACAGGCAATCCAGCCAATTTAATCATAAAATAATTTGATAAGTTTAGTAAATCAAAATCACAAACTCTTGCCATCATGATTCTACCGCTATCACATACTAACAGCTTATCAAAAATCACAAACTAGACCAATGGTTTAAACTGTTTCATCTAAAGTTTCAGTCAACTTATCCAGATAAGTGCCAATTTTCTGCTCAGTTGTATTACTATCGTTAGCCAACTCTTTAGCTTTCTGTTCGGCTATAACAGCCTTAGCATTAGCTTCTCTAACTTTAGCAGAAGAATAACTATAGCTGGTAGTTGATTCATTTGAATCTGTATTGTCATTTTGATCATTACCCCAAGCTCTTTCTCCAGCTCGTTTTAGCGCTTCTAAGAATCCACCGTCGTCCGGCCCGTCATTATGTACTGTTGGCTCGGCGTCACCATTCATAATCTTAGCTTGCTTAGCACGTGCCTTAGAGAGTTCAGCATCAGCTTTAATCTTGTTCAATTTAATCAACAGATCAGCTGCCCGAACTGTATCAGATAGTTTAGGCTTAACATCTACGACTTCTTGAACATCTTCATATACTAGCTTGTCATATTCTTTTCCATTAGCACTAGTCATTTTCAAAGTCTTAGGTTTCCTTAGCGTGACTACAGTCTGTTCTGTTTCTTCGCGTCTAAGAACTTTTGTAAGTGTTTCTAATGCTTCCTTTTGATTCGCTATTTTCTCGCTTTCAAGCGCTTCTAGTCGTTTTGCGATGTATTCCTTAATCTTTGGCTTTCTAAGGTTCTCAGGGCCTGTCTGGTAAGCTGTCTTTTTAGAATATCCAGCTTTGATTGCTGACTGAGCAGCATTAGCGCAAATGATATACTCATCAGCAAACCGCTGTTGTTTTAAAGTTAATCCCATCTAATTTCACCTTCTTTTCACTTAATTTGTCCTTACAACCGCATACTTTTAATTATATTTTACCATGTTTTTGCTGATTTTGATATAAAAAATAAGGGTGTTTAATGAAAAACGCCCTTATAATAATTATTTAATTTGAAGATTTACTTATCAGTTCCAGCCCATTTTTTAGTATATTTCAGTAATGATTCAAGCTGTCCTAATATATCACGCTGAATACCTGGAATGTGGTTCCACATATTGTAATTTGGGTAAGATGGATCCTTAGCATGATAAATTGCTTGCTCCAGTGGTTTTACATCTGTCTTAGCTCCATTAAATATAGCAGCATAGAGCTGAGTAATCTCATCGTTAGCTTCAATTATCTTTTGCAAAATGTCAGCCAATTCAGCTTCTTTAGCTTTGATCTTTTCGTTCTCATAAATCTCCTGCTTTGCAATTTTTTCTGCTGCGCTTCGAATATTTGTCTGTTGAGTATCTATAAAGTCTTGATAGTCATTTTCTGCTGCTGTCGCTTTTTGCTTTAAACTATCCAAAACTAGCCCTTGAGAAGTAACTTGAGCAGCCAGTGTTTGAGTAGGCTTATCATCTAATTGTAATCTTAAGCTATCATATTTGGCTTGTGCTTCATCTCTAGCTGTTTGAGCATCATCTTTGGTCTTAGTAATAGCATTAATCTTTTCAATCCATTCTGTGAGCAGTTCTGCTCGTTTTCCGGTAACTGTTGTCATATTAAAATTCCTCCTTATTTAGACCAAAGTCCTGTTTTACGATCTCTGTAATCCGTATATTCTTTATCACGTTTGTTCCTCTGATTAATCATGCTGTGCAACTCTTCGCTATGCTTAGCTTGTGCTGATTGTCTTTTATGAGTCTCAGCTAAATCTTTGGCCATTTTAACGCGGTCTTCAAAACTGTCAATGTTAAACAACTTGTCAATATCACTGCTTGGAAGGTTGAAGTCTTTTATCACCTGCAAAGTATGAGCTGAAGCACCCAAATTATTCTTTAGTTCTGAAAATTCATCATTATTTGTATTTTGTTCCATTTTAGTAATCTCCTTTAATTGTCATATAGTTTTTCTTTAGTTTGAGCAAAAGTGCTCATGGATAATTATTTTTATATTTCATTTTTTATTCACCCCCAAAAGTAGTTAAAAACTGGTTACCGGTAACCTTTTTTCAATTGCTCATTATCTTTGATGCATTAGTGTTTAGAGAAAAAGTAACCTAGGTAACCTCTTTTTATAACTTATTATTTATTTTTTAATTATTTGTATTTTTTTATACTTTGTTTTTTGAATATAATCTATGAAAAAAGAAGTTACTTTGGTTACCTAGCCAATAATCGTTGATGCATCAGCACTTAAGGGTAACCTTTTTCTATTTAAGGTATCCTTTTTTTGGTTACCATGGTTAGGATACTAAACTCAGTCCACTGTACCCTTTAATTACGTTACCTTTTATCTTCTTTTGACAATTCGCCTCTACACCAAATTTTCTCAGTCGTTCATTGAACTTGTTAACAGAAAGTTGCTGATAACCATTTTGCTGGCAGAACTCTCTATAGGCATCTTTGACATAGATGTTTTTTTCAAAAGCTGCTGTATCCAGCTTACAACGTTCTTCCACAAACTCTGCTACATGGTCGTTCTGCTTTAGCCATTCTTTAACTGAACGTTTCATTTCAGCTGTTTCGGACAACTTTCCGAGATTTAACGCTTGGTTAAACAAATTAATACATTCATACGAGAATGCTGGAATCTCATTATAAATTTGTCTTTTTGAAAACCGTGATTCAAAGTCTGATATTGCATGGAATTGAACTATTACTGGCCGTCTCTCAAATCCTTTGGTGAAATCTCTAAACGGTGGCAAACTATTTGCACTAAAAACTAGCTTTGCGTGGTTTCTAAACATGAACGGTTTTTGGTGCTTGAATTGCGCTACTGTCCAATCGTTACCAGTCAGAGTTTTTAATACTGAGCTTTCCTTTAAAAAATCATCAGAGACATCAGCATAGTAATTAACGTCTTTCTGAAACATTTCTGCAATTAAAAATTTAGACTTATCAGAATCTGCCAAGTCAGATATTGAAACATTAGATGTATTATCTGAACCAGCGATCTCTCTTAGATAATTTAAAAATGTTGATTTGCCATCGTTTCCTTTACCTGTTAATATTACGAATTTTTGGAAAGGCTCATAACTCCTAAAGAAGATATATCCAATAAATTCTTTCATAAATAAAGATGCTTCGCCAAAGCTTTCCTTGAACCACTGTTCAGTCATTGTTGCTTCATCTCGCATATTTAGACCATACTTGTGCCCAGATAAAATATAATCTTTAAACGAATGTGGCTGCAGTTTGTCAGTTAGCATGTTATACGTTCCATTTTTAAAATGAATCAAACGAGGATCACTATTGTCAAAATAATTAATCTTGTCCTTCAAAAAAACTTCATTGGTTATAAGAAGCTTAGTTGAATTGAAATCATTAGGTTTCCAGTAACCGACTGATATTAATTTATCGGTAATTACTTTAGCCAGAAAGTTTGAAAAGCCTACTTTCCAATGCCCTAAATATCTGTCATACCAAAACCCTTCTTTATTAGTATTGTCATAAAACATTTTGTTTTCATTTAGTATTTCTTTCATTAAGCCCAAATGATTAACTCTTTTTTTATTTTGTTTGTCACGATAAAACCAAATCGGCGCAATATTGTCTTTTTTTTGCCGTTTCTCATACTCCTCATTCATTTCTTTAATTTCGGAATCCTGTGACTTTTCTTGCTGTTCCATCTGATGACCTCTCTTTGTCTAATTCCCTCCTCAGGATTGACTTGTAGATTGTTTTTATTTCATTTGTAGGCATTTGAACTTCACAGCATATCGTGTTCACTGTTAACAAAGCTTGAAAAATTTCATTTGGTTTAGCTGTTGTTGAAAACATCAATCCACAAACTCTAGTTAAAAATTCATTTCTGCCGCCTTCGTTCACACGGCAGCCCAAGGCCTTAACTAATTCACCAGCTATTTTGCTCTTGTATTTCGAAGCTTTGAAAACATTAAAATTAAACTCATCAGTGCTTGAATTGCATTTTTTATTTCCCGTTTGTTGCATTATTTCAACCAGCCACTGTGGTGCGGCTCTGATACTGGTTAATTTGCAATTTCCAACAGGTTTATAGCTTTTACCGTTTATTTTGCTTGGCGCAATAACTGTAAAATCTGTCAATAGATCAATTCCAGGCAACACATTAACTTTTCTTGAGGGCTTTCCCTCATATTTAAAGAAATAATGGAGCCCATTGTTTGGAGTCTCTTCAATATAGGTATCTGTGGGTAGCCTTTTTCCTTGCCTTGCGAGTTTTAATAAACTATCTCGTCCATTTTCTTTCCCATGCATATCAACATCAACTACCAGCAAAGAATCAAGCTTAATACCTAGATTCATTTTTGGATTATCTAACACCCAGTTGAAAATTTTGTTTAGATCGTCAGTTGCATCTTTATAACCGTGAGTACCTTTAAGTGGAACTTTACTGTTTGGGCTAAGTGGAAAAACTTTAAATCCATGGCCTGCTAACGCTAATGCTGGTATTTCTGTTTGTAATTCTTCCATTCAGCCGCCGCCTAAACTTCATCAGGGCAAATTGAATTAGAAACCTCGCCAATTTCGTACTGAATATTTTGCAAAACGTCCGTTGTATTGTTAAGACTGCCAGAATTAATGAATCCATACAATGTTTCCTTATCAACTTCTGAATCAACACATAGATGGCCAATGAAATCTACTGCCAATTCAAGCTCTTGCGATAAGTTAGTAAGTTTGCAAGCCTGTTTGTAAAGTAAGTCGCCTGTTACCTGTTTTTTATTGATTAATATTACTTTTTCTTTCTTTTCCATGTTCATAACCTCCAAATTTTGTTAAAATAGAGGTATAAATACATTTTTAAGGTGTCTTGCTTAAACCGTCCAAAGTTTATGAAGCAAGGCTTTTTTGTATTTACACCCATATTTTTCTACCTCACAATTAGTTTTGCTAGCCATGCAATGATTGGCAACACAACACAAAGAACGATATAGCCATAAAAGAATAAATATTGATCCCAACCATCTAAGCCAAAATAGTCATTTAACTTTCTAATCATTTAATTCACCATCTTCCGATTCATCCACGAAAACAAATCTGATTCCATTTTCCTCAGCAAATTTTTCAAACAATGATTTGCCTGATTGCCTACGCTGGTTGTCGCTTACTACTGTCGTCATCCAAACGCTTAGATTAAAAATATCGTCAGCCCAAAATTCCATTAAAAATTGAAACCCATCAGGTATTTTGCTATTCCAACCAATATTTTTTTCAATCCAATCTTTTGTGTAAAAATAATCTTTGCAGCCAAACTTATGCCCATTAAAATCTTTCTTGATTGGTATGATTTGGCAAAACTGTTTTGGCGTAAGCTGCTCAATTAGACCAATCAAGCCAAACATCCAGTTTGTTTTTGTTTTTAGTGATAGGTCATCATAAGCGTCCTCATCAAAGCCCTTAACACTGTCCAAAATGAGTTTTTTCGTTTCATCAGTGCTTAAAAAGCCTTTCTTTTCCCAAACATTTGAAATTTTTACAGATGAATCGCTCCAAATTTGAACTGGTGTTCTTGAAATAATTTTTAATTTCATTTCATTTCCTCCATATCTACTCTTTTTTCTTCTCTTTTCTGGCAAATGTTACGATTGACATGCCTTTTAATCGCTCTTCATGTTTTTGAGTTGCAACTAACAAATTATCAACTAGCTTTTCTCTCATTTTTTTTGAAAGATGATGCTTGTCAGGATTTTTAAGAATCTCCGCTGCCTGTCTAATCGTTCGTGCTTCATAGAATGCTAAGCGCGGATCTGTGAAGCCATACATTTTCTCATACTCATCTTCATGATCTGAAATTCTCTTATAAAGCTTGTCAAAAAACTCATCTAAATTGTCCGTGGTTGCTACAATAGGTTCTTTCCTCATAAATAATTTCTCCTACAAAATAATGCCGTGCCAGAGCATTTTTTTATTTGACTGTGTGTGTGTCTAACCATTTCAACAACTGAACCTGATCAACCCGTTTAAATGTTCCTAATTTAATAATTGGAAGATGTTGTTCGTCAACGAGCTTATAAAAAGTGTTGATTGAAATACCTAACATTTTTGAAGCTTGGCTTTGGTTCATAAATCTTGGAAACTTGTCATCCATTTTTTTGCCCTCCTTCCTGCTTAAAAGTCTTGTTATTTTTAACAAGCTTGCTTGATATATAGTATAATAAACTATTTTTTAAAATTAATCAAGGAAAAATAAAAAGAGTTCATGTTATTTATAACAAGAGCCTTTCGTGGTAAGATATTTATAATGAAAGGAGTGCTTGATATTTTAAAATTTATTTTAAATGACTTTATGTCTTCTCATCATTTATCGATCCAAGATGTATCGACTATGACAGGCATATCAAGAAATACTATTTCTCAGTTATATAATGGAAAAAGTCGTGGAATTCAGTTTGAAACGCTTGATAAACTTTGCTTTCATCTTGAGTGTGAGCCTAATGATCTAATAAAGATTTTCCCTGATAGTTATACATTCTATATACCTGATAGCGAACTTTTAGAACCGCAAACTAAAAAAGACAATTTTCAATACTCTGGGTTCTTGTTGACCACCGATGAAATGAAAGAAATAAACAATCACACCCGCAAAAAAATTGGCTTTCCAATAAGCATAGAAATTCAAAAGAAAAATGATAAGAATCATGTCTTAGATATTTTTTTTGGAATACCTTTTCATGAAGATACTCAATTAACGAGGATATACAATGGTGATTTTTCTTTGATTAATAAAACATCAAATGCTCTAAAAAATTTAACTGTTAAAAATTTAAAAACATTGGCATATGATGTTACCGTTTTTTTAATTAAAAAACAGCCTTTTATCTTTAGATCCATAGCCGGAGTTAATGTATTATTCAAACTAGAACCCGAAAAAGAAAATAACTTTAAATTGTCGATTATCAAGATACCTAATATTTTAAATTTAGAACTATAAGGCTAGTGTTTTCTTCCCTGCTCATGCCGTGCCAGAGCTATGAAAAAGGGGAAAAATCATGGCATCAATCTCAAAATACCAAAATAAATCAGGCAAAACTATGTGGCGCTATCAAGTCTTCGCTGGAATTGACCATGTAACTGGTAAGCGTCGCAACATTAGCAGAAAAGGATTTAAAACAAAAAATGAAGCCGAACTGTCAATGTCTAAACTGCTTGTTAGCATTGATCAACACGGCTTTGCTGAAAAGAACGATTTGACCTATTTAAAAGTCTATGAATATTTTATTAAGTCATACAGAAATACTGTTAAAGAATCTACTTTAAATCGTGTTCTAGGCTTGTTTAAGTACCATGTACTACCAGCTTTAGGAAATTATCCTATTAAGGATATAACTACTCCTATATGCCAAGAAATAGTAAATAAGTGGTCTAATAATTTAAAGGACTTCCGCAAAGTGAAAAATTATGCTGGATTGGTGTTTAAAGAAGCTAAGCGATTAAAAATCATCTATGACAATCCTATGGATCTAGTCATACTACCTAAGCCAGTTAAAAAAATTGGCAGTGAAAAGTTTGAGAACTTTTGGGATCGTAATGAATTAAAAAAGTTTTTTGAGTGCTTAGATGAGGAATACAGTAGCAAGAATTACAAAGCCATTGCATTATTTAGATTGTTAGCTTTTACTGGAATGAGGAAAGGTGAAGCACTAGCTTTACAGTGGAGTGATTTAAACTTTTTGCAAAAGACATTGTCCATCAACAAAACTGTAACCCGTGCAATTGATAATAAAATGGTAGTTGGAACGCCTAAGACTGAGCATTCAATCAGAGTGTTAGATTTAGATGCTAAAACTTTGACTGTATTGAAACGTTGGAAACAAGTTCAACGGAAAGAACTATTGATTTTGGGTTACAATTCTGATAGTCAAAATCAGCTAGTATTTACCAACTACTACAACCGATTACTTTCAACAACAAAACCTAATAAATGGCTAGATCATATTATAAAAAAATATGATTTGAAACACATCGGAGTTCATGGCTTTAGACATACATTTGCAAGTATTGCTTTTGAGTCAGGTGCAACAATTAAGCAAGTGCAAGTCCAGTTAGGCCATGCTGATGTTCAAACCACATTGAATGTATATTCTCATGTTTCTAAGTATGCTAAGAAACAAACTATTAACAAATATGCAGGCTACTTGGGATTCTAGTCAGTCCGCAGTCAGTCCACACTGTAAAAAGGAGGCATATAACCCTTATAAACACTGATTTAGCAGCAAGCTTTTAGCAATTGGTACAAACCCCACGTGGCGCATGGATAGTTTATACCGGTTATCATATATCGTCAAAAGTCTTGAGAATCAAGGCTTTTTTATTTTGCTTTATTCAGTGATTTTCGCCTATCTTCAAATAAAGTGAGTCAATAATGAGTCACAAAAATTACTTAAGCCTCTAAATAATAGCGCTACCACTATAGCTATTATACACCAGCTGGGTTGAAATTATTTTTTTGTCTATCCCAGCAGTCAACCACTCCCGATTAAAGCCACAAATTTTCCAAAATGAATTCCAAGCAGTACAACAATTCTTAATTGTATTAGCTTTTATTTAGGTATTACGTGTAAGGGTATCACAGAACTGAACGCAACTAAAATTTCCTTGCGGCATTAATTTTGGGGATCCATCTACCTAATTAAAATTAGATAGTTTCTGACTTTATTTTAATTAAAGAAGCCTATTAAAACTAGTGGTATTACCCCTAATTAAATTAATTTTGCAGTTTAGTCAAACAATGAAAAAATCTCACTAAAAAAGTGATAGTTCAAAACCAAGGTTAATATGGTAAAATTATCTAGAAAAATAATTTTCAGAGTGTCTGAATCTAATTTAGATTTAGAGTAAGGAGTTTTTTCATGAACTATTTTTTTAATTCCACTAAAAAAAAGACCAATTGCAATATTCTTAATTCTTATAATTACCAAAAACAATTATCAAAGGACAGAAAGTCAATAGTTCTTTTAGCTTTAGGGTGGGGAGCGGCCATAATTTCTATCTTTTCACCTGCTATTGGGTGTATTTCAATAATTTCAGGATTATCGCTCATCAAAAAGCACCGAAAATTTGCTGGTTGCACTTTAGTTCTAATTACACTAGTTCTTGTTTACATTGGTTTATCAGGCTTTTCTGATGGCTTTATTGCGGGAATTCAAAAAAAATAAAATTTTGTTTAAATAGCAACTCTATTTATAACCATCTTTAACCAAATAAAAAGTCCGCAGCTATGTGCAGACTATACAGGGTATTAACGTCATTCAAAAAATAGTTACTACTTGAAACATTTTCATTTTAGCACTTTTATATAGCGCTTACAATGACACTGAACTCAAAGTTTAATTTTTTCACATTTTGTTAACTAAAACTACACCTTATCTCCTTAAAAAGGAAAACAACTTCCTTTAAAATCATTTTTAACATTAAGGAGGTAGTTTCCATTGAAACAAAATCATTCAATTAGAAAAAATATGTCAATTCTCTTCATAGCTGTTATGTTATTAGCGATTGGGGGTTCAATTGGATATTCGCTTGGATTAAAAAGCTCTCAAACACGTTTAACTAAAAATATAAATCGTCCCAAAATGACTAATAGCAAATCCCCCCAAAAACAACCATTTAAAAATAAGTCAAAATAAGACACAACTAGTTGATCTTCACAATTATAAAGTTACTCATAAAAAAGCCTTCAATCTTAAATCATACAGTAACTATTATTATAATTGTAACGCAAAATGCTAAGCTATTTTTGATAAACAAATGAGGTAGGCTAATCGAAATTAACCTACCTCATTTATTCTTACTCTTATTCAATTAATGAGTTACTTAATTAAACCAAAACCACCAGTCCAAGAAATTTTCTCTTTAGCTGCCAAAGTCATCTGCAAAAATCCTACTGCTTCCATCTCCCGTGCTCGCTTTAAACTACCAGCATCCACTAGCTGCAAACCACTGCCACTTAAAGCCTCAATCAAAGTTTGCTTTGACTGTTGATCATTACCAGCTACTAACACGGTTGTTGGTAATTTTGTACCAACTTTTTTACTGTTTAAGGTAGCTGCAAAATTAGTATTAAAAGCTTTGATTACTTTCGAGTTTGGTAGTTTAGCTGAAATCTGAGCGGCAGCTGAACTGTCAGCTGGAACAACCAATTCATCCCAGTTGTCAAAATTAAGCGGGTTGGTAATATCTACAATCACCTTTCCTGCAAATTCAGTTGCGTTTTTTTCAACAATATCAATCGCGGCTGGATAAGGAACTGCTAAAACAATTACATCCCCTAAATCTTTCACAATGTCATCATGACCAATATAATCAACTTGATTTTTACCTGCTAGAAAATTTTCTCCAATTGCTTTTCCCATATTGCCTTTACCAAAAATTGTAATTTTTGTCATTCACTTTTTCCTCCTAAATGTTTTCTATAGATTTTATTGTAACTTAAAATATAACAAATATCAATAGCGATTATTAAAAAATAAGCAAAAAAAAAGTTATTTGAAATTTTAAAAATAACATTTAGAAAAAAACAGTTGAATTACTGTAGCCAGCAATTCAACTGTTAAATGTTTTTATTTCAGATTCTTTTTATTAGTCATAATTCCGTCAATCAAACCATAATCAACTGCCTGTTGCGCAGTCATGAAATTATCACGTTCAGTATCACGATTAATAACTTCAATATCTTGACCCGATCCATCTGCTAAAATTTTATTAATCAGCTTTCGAGTCTTCAAGATATGTTCTGCAGCAATATTGATATCTGTAGCTTGACCCTGTGCTCCACCAAGAGGCTGATGAATCATAATTTCAGAGTTTGGCAAAGCAAAGCGTTTCCCCTTTGTTCCAGCTGTTGATAGCACACTAGCCATCGAAGCCGCCATTCCCATGACAATTGTCTGAACATCTGAATTTACAAAGTTCATCGTGTCATAAATTGCTAAACCCGCGGAAACACTTCCACCTGGGGAATTAATATAAATGTAAATATCTTTTTCTGAATCTTGTGCATCCAAGAAAAGCAGTTGAGCAATAATCGCATTTGCCATATCATCATTAACTTCTCCTGAAAGCATAATAATTCGATCCTTAAGCAATCTTGAATAAATATCATAGGCACGTTCGCCGCCTGAAGATTGCTCAATAACTGTAGGAACTAGGTTCATGTTGATAACCTCCTCAATAATAACTGACACCACTATTTTAGCATCCCGGTATCAATAATACTAGTTTACTCTAATGGTCAATAAAGGTCAAAGAAATTGTTTTACTGCTATCCTAAACAAATTACTTAATAATATCAAAACCAGCGCGAATTTTTTCAGCATATTCATTAAGTTTACGCAAACGATGATTAACTCCGGATTTGGAGATTGGTCCATTGGGAACAACATCACCCAATTCCTTTAATGAAATTTCTGGATGGCTTAAACGTGCATACGCAATTTCCTGCAATTTAAGCGGAAGATGTTCAAGACCAATTTGCTGATCCAAATATTTGATATTCTCTAACTGATGATTAGAAGCGTCAGCAATTTTATTTAAATTAGCATTTTCGCAGTTCACGATTCGATTGACGGAATTCCGCATATCACGAACGATTCGAATATCTTCAAATTTTAACATTGCACTTGTTGCGCCAATTAAAGATAAAAAATCAGCAATTTTTTCTGCTTCTTTCAAATAAGTAATGTACCCACTTCGACGCTGTGTTTTACGCGCATTCAATTGGTAACGATTCATCAATTGACAAATCATCGTATTTTGGTCTTCGTATAGGGAATAAATTTCCAAATGATAGCGGCTAGTTTCTGGATTATTAACCGATCCAGCAGCCAGAAAAGCTCCTCGTAAATATGAGCGGACTTGACTATCAGATTTAAGCAATTTAATTGCACTTGTTCGTTGCAAACTTGTACCATCAAAAATCCCCAAATCAGTTAAGACATTTTCTGTTCCTTTTTTCAAACGAACAATGTACAAATTATTCTTTTTCAACTTCATCTTACGTCGAACCAATAATTCGCCATCGATCGCATAAAACTTTTTCAGCAGTTGATAAATTCGGCGAGCGATTGCTGGATTTTCCGATTGAATATTCAAAATGAAGCGATGATTTGCCAAATTTAGCGAACCGTTTAAACGAATTAACGCCATCAATTCTGCCTTAGCATTTGCTTGATGAACTTCTAAAGTTGTCAATTCTTTTTTTACATCACTTGCATAAGACACAATCACCACCTCCATACTTAGTTAAATTCATTGTCAATCCATGATAAAGGTCGACTAGTTAATCGCATTAATTCATCAACAACTTGTCCTCCATTATGAAAAACACCATGATTACGTAGTTCGAGAAAATTATCAGAAATCACCCGACAGCCTTGTGACCGTAATCCATTAAAATCATGTTTGACTTGATAAAGATATTCGTCATACTTTTGATGATCTAAATAATCATGTGGAACTGGTTCAGTATTAACTAAAACGGTATCGATGAATTTTTTTTGCAAATGATGGTGTAAAACTGCTACATGGTCAGCATCCGAAAAATGTTCGGTTTCACCTTTTTGCGTCATAATATTGCAAATATAGACAACCTCGGCTTGGGTTTGAC